GTACCATTTCCTGGCTACCCAGCTTATTTGATCGTCAGCTTCCTCTCCCCGTGCAACAATAGCATTGTGTTTAGTGAGAAGATACTCGCGAAGATCAGGGTAGTAGACAGGTCGTGAAGCGCCGTCGCGATTCCCTTTGTACTTACGTAGGGTGCCGAGGCTGTCCCGGAAATTCCCAGTACTAGGAGACAGATAAACAAAGTAATCTTTGAACCCTGTCGCATCTATCGCATCCTTAAGCAAAGCCTCAAGAACAGCCACTGCGTCCGCCAGAGTACCTAGCTCCTTACGAGTCCAAATAGTACCCCCATCTACTTTCTTTGCCTCTACTGCCGAGTCGAACTCTGCGCAAACGACATGGTCCCCATGTTCTTTCCAAGTGACCAAGTACTTGGTCCTCTCTACCGCGAACCCGGCGCGGTAGAGGAAAGAATCACCATCAATTAAAGCTACATTGTCCACAGGTTAGTTGTAACCTCCTCCCGGTCCAAAGTCCGGTAAATCTCGTGTCACTTCTTCGTCTGGGGGCTCTCGTTCCCACCGATCCAGCATCGTAAGGAACTTCCGCGCATTAGCAAGGACCGAAGTTGACATCTCGACAACACTATACTTCTTATGGACGACTCCGTAGCAACGTCCTGAGTCAACGCCAGGCAATTCCTCACACACATACAAGATGTAGTTTTCATTCTCGTCAATCTTCTCCCCTAGTTTAGGGGTTTTCGTCGTAGTAGTCAATTGCTTTCCTTCGCTTATTCCCACGCAACGTCCTTATCAGATCCCAGACCATCATCCACAGCGGACTTAGGATCAGTGCCCACAGCGCTGCTGGCAGCAAAGTACTGGTTAGTAAGGTCGTCAATCTTGCCGAGGACCACGCCCACGTTATCAGCTTTAGCAGCGTCGGAGAGCTTGAGAATCTTCTCTCGTACCAGAACGTCAACAACGCTAATAGCAGCGTTACGAGCAGACTGATATTGAATACGTAACGTATTAGCCTGATAGTCAGCCTCTTTCGCAATATCTCGTACTTCCTTATTCTTCCAATAGTCGTCGCGTCCGAGAGGTGGAGATGAAACCACTCCTGTTCCAGCCGGCTGTCCGCTAGCAGAGCTTGATTCCTCCCGAGCAATATGCTCAATACTACCGACATCCACATTATAGGCACCGTTCTTTTCTACATAGAAGAACGAGATATAGTCGTTCTTAGAAATATTCGGTTTGTAGTCCCCCGTCCTGAACCACTTTTCCTCGGTGCTTATACGAAAGGAATACAGTACCTTCTTGCCAAATGGCTTTTCCGATACCAGGGTTACGTAGCCTTTTCCTTGACTCATTATTCTTATACTTCCTATTGTCTAAACTATCTAGCCAATCCAAATCATCGTAATTGTATTTTGGTTGGTACCTCGCTTGTGAACTGAAATCGCTTGTCTGGCTCGTACTTTCGTTCTTCTCCTTGCCCCCAGTGGCTTCCATACTTAAAGCCAAGCCCAAGAGGACAAGAAAAACTATAATCGTACAGCTTGTGAAGAACGTCATAAATTTTATCTGTATAACAGTATACCATTAATTCCTCAAACTTACAAGCTTCCTCCTCAGGCACGTCAGCCACTCCTGCATCGTGTACACTATTGCAGATATAAGAATCCCAGCCAGCAATACCGTGCCAAACAAGAAGAAGAGACAGCTGAGAAATATCGGCCGTAGCAAAAGAGCTGATGGGGTAATTGAATATCTGCGGAGTGTACGTAATGTACCCACTATTAGTTATCTCGATGTCCGGCCAGTAGAAAGTGAGGCCCGAAGCGATGGTAAGCTGTTTGTTCTCCAATACTGAGTACACCCACCCCATTTGACCATTATACATACCTCTATATCGTTCATTGAAAGCGCGGTAATACTTACGGAGCCGTGGAGGACCCGATTTTCCCCCGTAAACGGGCTTAAACGTATGCTTTTTGGCTTCTGTTCTAGGAAAACCCGTAACGGCGGATGTAAGCGAGTGGACGTCAGCCCTAGCGAGAACATCTGCAAGTCCGACTCGGTCCCCTGTGAGGTCAATTCCAGTTCTAAATTCGAGCTGCGGGCAATCTCCCTCAGCAATCCCGCAACCTTTACGCCTACTACGAAATAGCTCTTTGAACGATCTCGGCTGGTTTTGAAGTTGTAGCCCCCATTTACATCCTGTACTGGTAAGTCGGTGGTTGGCTGCAATCGCTTGGTTAAAAGTCGCGAAAAAATGTCCGTTATCTTCATCACAGATACCTTGCATCTTCTCCAGTATTTGGACTTGCTTCTGTAAGGGTGCCAGGACATCCCAGAGCTTCTTAAATCTTTTCTGTTCGTCCGTTACAGCTTGCAGGAGGTCAATCGTGCCCACCGAGGAGCTTCGCTGCCCAGCATTCGTTTGTACAGTATTACCTCGGTAGTCCCTTGCTTCCGCAAACCCCAGTCTGTCATACAAAAGCTCGCACTTTTGCTTTGGAGAGTCCCAATTAACTGCTCCGCAAAAGGTTTGAAGATCTGCGGCAGCTCTGTTGTACTCGTTAAGGACAAGTCTACGACTACTCTGTACTCTTTCGGAGTCGAGGTCGACGCCTCGGGTTTCGAGATCGGCGAGCATCGGTGTTTGTAAGCATCGTCCATACAAAACAGCCTGTTTACCGTCGTCAAAAATCTTTTGTCTTTGTCGAACAAAGAGGTCTCTCGTTCTGAGCACATCGCATACACAGTACTCTTGCAGTTCTCGTTGCGGGATACTACTGGGGCAAACTCCAGATTCAATAAGGCTTGACACATAGCGCATCTTACCTTGGATACCATATCTTGTAAGGGTTGCATCTAGGCTTAATCCTTCTTTAGGTTTACGGTTGCCGAATAGTACGAACTCCCCGAGCATCGGGTCATAGACTATGAGATCTCGGAGCTGTACTCCACATCTTTGCAACCAGCCGCACTCAAATTTGGCATGATAAGCAATGATGAAGTCTGCTTCTTCAATAGCTTCGCATAGCTCTTGCTGGTGAAATTCATCTCCCCATGTACTTGATATGGCGTTTTCTTTAAATGTGGATTTCTGTACACTCGCGTTACCTTTAAGCCATGCTGAAAGAACAATCCTATTACTTTTGTTAATTGGGCTTCCGCGGTCAAGGTTTGTAGTCTCAAAGTCAAGGACGACATAGTTATTACTCCGGTATACGCTAGGATCTAGGTCTAGAGGCTTAGGTTTTCTGGTACCCTGGTTCGCTCGTCCAGTTCCACCCGTGTCGAACTTTGTCTTGTCCATTATCTTCCTTGAAATCTGTACAACTACACCCAGGTTCGTAGCAGCAACTATCCTCCCATCCTTGGTGCAGCTCTTTATTATGCCCGCACTTACACTTGCTCAATGACCCCGGTTTGCGGAAAGATTCGGACTTGGAAGGAGCCGTGCTCTCCTCCGAGCTTATTTTTAGGGAGATTAATGGTTCGGAATCCGAATTTTTTGTCGTCTTGAGAGGCTCCAATTCCAATCGCAAGATCAATGGCGCCGGGGATTCCTGTCTTGCTAAAGTCGATATCGCTGAGTTCAAGAAATTGCTTACCTTCTGCAGAATCCCCTGCCTGAGTGACGGAGACAACGACAACACCTTTGGACTTAGCCAGATTTCTAGCTCCGATTGCAGCTTTTTCGAGGGCGGTGACACGGTTATCATCTCCTACATCAATATTGCGTAACTGATTAAGAACTACTATCTTAGGCTTGTGCTCGTCTACAAGCTTTCCAATAACTTGGTAATTACCTGGGCTGAGGGAGGCCCCCACGTACTTTTCGTAGCCGCTGCCCCGCAGAACTTGTTCAGCTTTTCCACGATTTCGTTCGACTTCTTCTCTAGTTCTACGACACTTGCGACACACAAGTCGTATCGTAGTGTCAACGAGTGGTTCTTCATTTTCAATGTACAGAGTACGGTACCCGTTCGTAGTCCAAGAATCGACTTGATCGATACAAAAGAGCGACTTCCCCAGCTCAGGTCTCGCGAAAACGAGGATGTGGTGCCCCGCACGAGCGCCTCCGCGAGTGAGTTCATTAAGCCTCGGAAGAGAGAACGGGATGGTGCTTTCCCCTCCGAAGTGATCGTCAAACAGCTCGTCGAGTCCCATTCCACTAAAAACGTTTTCTTGATCTCCGGTTTCATCTGATTCCGCCTTTAGTGAGAGGT